GAGCTTAACCGCATCAATAGCAGCCTGCAGCGCTTCTGCGTCCTGGTGGAATATTTCATCGTCGCCGTCATCGGTGTAATGACCCTCTGCTTCTTTTTTCAGGTCTTCAAGATGACGTATGATTTGATTTGCGTTCATTTTTGCATATCCTCCTAATTTCAATTTAAATGCCATTTTTAGGTACTTTGTGTTTTGGCGCGTGATTTACCTACCAGCACCAGCAAAGTCTCACACAGCTCATTTCTGTGGGCTTGCCGTTGATTTGACCGTGCTCATAGCATTCAGTTTCTGCAAAACAGTCTTTTCGGTGACGTTTTCGCTTCTTGCCGCAGATATCACAGCAAGCGCCGCTCCCTTTGTTACCGACTGCCATGTTATAACCTCTTTCAACGGACACGCCTGTCACATCTCCTCATCATCGTCAGCGCAGGGATTATTGAGTCCAAGCTTTATAAGCTGAGCCGCCATTTTCACAGTAGTGCCCTGCCTCGCCGCCACCGAGGGATTGACTTTGTTCCATGTGTTTCCATACTTGTCCGTCTCGCAGACAAAATACCCTCTCTTTGAAATGTCTTTTCTGAATGCCTCTCTTTCCCTCCACAGGTCAAGATAAGCGTCCACCATGTCAATGTAATACGGAGTGTCCCTGCCCGAGCTTCTGAGCTGTTCAAGCAGTGACTCTCTTATGTCCGTGATTTTCTGCCTTTTGGCCGCTCCCATATACTGTTGCCTCCTATACTATTTACGCGCGCGTGCGCATGTGCGCATATGTGCGTAGAACAAAAATTTACGCTCCTCCCGACATTGTCCTGTCCCTATGCCCGATATGAAAAGGCTCAAAATTCCGCCTTTTTTTGAAAGGGGGGATACACCCCAAAAACACCCTACCATCGCTCCGGATATCCTTCTGTCGCCTTCATTGTCTTGCTTTCGACAGCTGCGTGACAGTCATTGCACAAAGGGATAAGTTGAGCATCTTTTTTCCCTGTTTGTGCATTAAAAACAAACAAAGACAGGGCATATTGAGGGTATTTTTTTACAGGTTTTACATGATGTACCATCGTTGCAGGCGTAAGAACACTTGGAGTTTTCTCATGCTTGCATCGCTGACATTCCCCGTGATAGTACTTCATTGCCATTGCTCTGGACCTCCGCCACTCGGTAGAGATATAAAACGGGTGTACATCGCCTGACCGTATAAGACCTACAAGCCATCTTAAGAATTCAGATGTCACTTTCTATTACCTTGCTTCCGCACAGGAGTGCCAAGACCATATATGCGATACCCTCGGTAAAGGGTAGATATGCCGCAGTGATATTTTAACGACACCTTGACCAACGTGTCACCATTGTGCTGATCTTCCCAAGCCTTTTCTATCTCTTCCTTGCTAAGGCAAAAATGCTGCTTCTGCTGTTCTATCGTCATTCCTTACCTCCTTATCGCATATCCTTGTCTCACTTAAATCCTCTTCACGTCTGATATTTTTATCATCGTGTAGCTCTGGTACGGATATCCGTAAACATCAACGCCGTTGTAAATCGTGTCCTCTTTGATGCGCCAGCCCTTCGGCGCTTTGGGGTTTATGCGCCATGTTTTCGCAGGAACTATCTCACGGACTGTTACAGGACGTTTAAGTCCATGCGACGGTATGTATGACCGCATACCCTTTGGGTGCGGCTCATGCTTCGGGTCAGCTATCCAGTACCACGCCAGCGTATAGTAGTCATAGCCCTTGTAAAGACTGCGGCCAACGGAAACACTGCCCCATTTTGACCACAGCTGCTGTATGACATACAGCGGGATATCCTTGCGTAATATCATGTGGTGGTGGATAGCGCCTCTGGCTGTCGTAGTGTGTGTGCAGTACAGATAATCAAGGGAATATCCGTCAGGCATATTCTGCTTGCACCATTTTTTCAGATCCTTGCAGAATGCAGCAACATTCTTCTGCGCCTGCCACTCATCGAGAGGTCTGTCACCGTTTGCGCAGTAATGCAGCGACAGGTTATAATCGCCCTCTTCAAAGTTCAGCTGCATGAGCCAGCATAAATTCTGAATGCTGACCTTTTGGTTATGCTTTTTTACTTTGTCGGCAGTCTCGGCGGACTTCTTTGCTCTGCCTTTCAGTCCGTGATTGTTTATCATGCCCGATGAGTAGGTCTTAACGATGTGCCGCTCGTCGTTAATGTCTGTCACAGCCATCAGATACCCACGTACCACGTTATTACTTCCTTCCGTTCATAATCTCAAAAGATAATACTATAAACGAGTTTTTAAAAGCCTTTCAGGCCATTTTTATTTTTGCGAAAATGCGAGGATATCCTATACTATATAAGTGTAATAGTATAGGATACTTTGTTAATCCTCAGGGTCGTACTCGTCATTGATACCGCTCCCGTCTATGGCTTCCGAGAAATCGTCAAATGCACATGGGCGATGTTCAAGTAGCTCATCGACCGTGAATATATCTATCACAGAGGGCAACCCCACGCTTCGGGAGTGATACAGCTTTTTCAGTTCGTCCGCCATTCCATAATTCATAACAGCTTCCCATATCTTCGGGTGGGTATGCCTCAGCATTGACATCTGATTATTTTTATATAGTATGCCTGTGGCACAGCCAAAACAGCCGTTGCGCTGGATACGGTGAAACACTCCCTTGCTGTCCGTATAGCCCATGTCATACAAGGGCGATGTGGGAACGCTGTACCGATGTATGTACTCCCATATGTCCTCATCGGTCCATATAGAAAGTGGGTTGCAGTGATAAAACGGATCCGCTCCCAGCTGTCTGGCGAATTTAAGCGATTCGGGATATTCGACACCTGTATTGCCGAATATCACCTCAATGCTTCTGTCAGGGAAGTTTGTGCGGATAAGATGCCACAGGACCGTGCTGTCCTTGCCGCCCGAAAATGCTACAGCGGCAGTATGGCGGGATACCTTGAATGCAGATGAAATAGCCTCAAGAGCTTTGTCTATCTTATAGTCCAGCGGCTTTTTGAACTCTGCCATTATGTCGCTGTATGACATATACATAGGTCATTCCCCCTGTGCCTGCCCGATAATGTTCTGCGCCAGCTGTACAAGGCGGTCGGCAAACTTTTTCTTCTGTCCCATATCCTCAACAGCGTCAAGGGCATCAAAGAGCTTTTCAACAACATCGTTCATCTGGTCAAAATATATCCTGAACTTTGCGGAATTATCTTTGCCTGCATTCCTGAGCTTATCTTCAAGCTCAGCCTGCCTGCGTACTGCCTCGCTGATACTTGCGTCCTTTTCGGCAAGGCGCTTTTCGTAGCTGCTTATCTTGTCAAGATATCCCTGTTCCTTTTCGGAATATTTTGCTTCAAAGTCTGCTGCCGATGCTTTGCGTTCCTTGTCGATCGCCTCACGGACCGCTTTTTCTGTCGCCGCCTTTATCTCTGCCTTTTTCTCCTTTTCAAGCTTTTTCAGCTCCGCAGGGGTAACGGATTTTTTGCTTTCCTCCCTGAGCTTTTCAACTTCTGCCGTAAGCTCAACTATTTTCTTGCTGTCATCGGGATCTGACTTTTCTTCCTGCACCTGCGCTTCCAGTAAAGATATCTGTTCGCACTTTGCGCCATAGTCCTTTTCAAGCTCTTCTATCCTCTTTTTGAGCCTGGACACCGACATATCAGCCACATCGTTGTTTTCGAGGAAGTCATCACGTTCAAGAGGCGGAACATGGGTGAGAAGCTCTATCTTGGTTATTCCGAGGGAAGCGTTGTCAGCAATGAACTTTTCGCCCAGGTCCTCATACGCCTTTATGTAGTTGTACGCCTGCCTTTTCTTAATGTTCGCCTTTTCCTCGCAGTAGGTGTCAAAATCTGCATATCCCAGCTCTGTAAAAAGTTTTTCATCACGCATACGCTTGAGGCATCTGCAAAGCTCATAAAGCGCCTGCGCCGCCATCGTGCCGTTGGTGATGATCTCATTGTGGAGCCGCACCGCCTCTGAATGGTGGTCATCACGCACGGCAAAATCCTGTACTTCGATAATCTTTTCCATAAATATTCTCCTTTACGCTGTCTTTTCCGGAACAGCGGTCTTTTTCAGCTTTGGTATCATCGCAAGCCACTCATCGCAGAACTTCCGGACATCTTCCAGCACAGCTGAATTTTTAAAGCCTCTGAGCTGGATTATCCTCTTGTGATCTTCCGAAAGCTCCAATGTGGCAAATGCCCTTTCGGGCAGATCCTTTCGGCGAACGCAAAGAATAACGCAGTGTCCATTGGCATACTTGTCCGCATAGCTTCCGACACAGTGCTTCATGCTGCGTGATTCTTCGATAAGTTCATCAAACGACCATATGGGGCGTATAATGTAATTATCATCTTGGTGATACAGCCATCGCAGGGATCCTGCACGGCGGGCGATCTCGGGCGCATATTTTCTGCCCTTTTTGACATATCCCTGTATCCTTGCCTCAATGTCCGCATCATCATGTGCGGCTGTAAGGTCATGGGGATTGAGTACCGCCGTATCCGAAAGGTTATATCCCGCCTCTTCTGCGTCGGAGATATAGTCGCAGTAATCAGACAGAGTGTATTCCCACACTCCGCTGTGACTGTCGCCGCCTCTGAGCAGTGCCTGAGTGTCTATGTAGTTCACAAATTTTGCGAGGGACTGGTATTTAAGACACCTTATAATGTCCCTCCCCTCTGAATAACTTCTCTGCAAACGCTTGATATCATCTATCCCTGCCTTGATGTGATTTGACTTTAAAAGCTGGTAAAGACTCAGGTCGTCGATATCGGGGTCAAGGCTTCTAAGCTCTTTGATATCAGCTTTGCCCACTCTGAGTATTTCGGTTATGTTTCTGCCCTCTGTGTTTATTACCTCGTCATTGTAATGGCGATAGTCTATCAGGTCATAGGTGAGCTTTTTAAGTCCCAGCTTCCATGTATATTCGATGAAGGGGTATCGGTGAAAGCTTCTCATCAGCTCAAACGGGTTGTGCCTTTCTCCTCTGATGATGTCCTTTATCGGTATGTATTGGAACTCAGGATAAACAGATTTTATGATATCCGCTACCCCGGGGTATATATCGAATTCTGCCCCGCTCATAGTATTGCACCTGCACCATCTGACTTCATCGGTATTCATAAACCTGCCGTATTCAAAGGCGTGCTTGAAGTTTCCTGCGGCATCTATGAAGTACCTGCCTTCATCGTAATAATCTATCTCCATCGTCCAGTCATCATTTATCTTAAACTCGCGTTGAACGCCTCTGCTGCCGCACACTGTGCAATTTTTATGCAGTCTGGTATCAATGCAGGAAAGCCGCATGGCTATTCCGTTCCTAAGTTTCTGGATATACCATACATACCGCTGAGAGCTTCGTTTATCGTGACCGCTGTGAAATGCTCCGCTCCGCAGTACAGTGACCTCTTTGCGACAGCGGGGGCATTTCATTTTATGACCGTGCGCCGCCTTCACTTCCACGGTATTATGACAGTGGGTACAGATACCTTCCCTGCTCGGTGCGGAATATATGATGTAATGGGGCACTATATGGTCAAACGCCCACTTCTCGAACCCGCTGACAGGCGGACGTATCTCAAGCATACAGCTGTCGATAGATTCACGTATCTTCCTGTAACGTTCTTCGAGCCTGCGGTGCTTGATAGTACGCTGATACTTTATCACCTGCCATATGCCCTCAGAAAAGCTTCGATAGCTGGCGGAATCTTCGGGATACCAGTGATTTTCTTTGAAGTGTCTGCTGATTATATCATCAGCATCGCCCAAAGGATAAAGTGCGGTATAGTAATAGCAGATCTTTGTGTGGTCTGCCATTGCCTCCGACACTTTGTTTTCGGGAAAAAGCTGATTAAAAAAGCTGTCTGCACCAATAAATGTGCGCATTGCCATTTTCCCGCCTCGGAAGAAGTTCAGCATAAGCACGCCGCAAAGGCTATGCGCTGTATATATGTAGTTGGTAACATTCTTATAGTAGCCCTTGCTGCCCTCACACCAAGGCTCTACATAGACCTTGGTATTGTCTGGGATATCGGTTTCGGGAGCTTCCTCCGGCGGAAGAGCCATAAGCTCTTTTTTGTTCATCTGTGCCGCCCCCTCAGTCAAGGCTTACACGCCTGAATTTTGCGGGCTTTGAAGGCTGATCGGCAATGACACCCGACAGCGGAATATGAAAATATGCGTGGAGCAGTGGAATAATTACATCTGATGTCATAGGCATAACACCCTTGGCTGTGTTCTCAGGGGCTGTCAGTATATACATCTCTGCTGTAAAGCCTTCCGTAACCTCGCATGAAGCATCTGCGCCGAAATGTTCAAGTATCTTGGCTGTTATTGCCTTCATTTCCATGTCCTTGAACTTGTTCCTGTGGATATCTTCTGCCAGACCACTTATTTTCTCGCAGAAATCCTTTATCGACCTGCTGTCATTAAGCACTTCTGCGGCACAAAGGTCATTTGTAACTGCCGAAAGCAGGTATTTTCCGAGAATAGTCGCCATGGTTGTATGTATGGATTTGATCTCCGTATCTATCTTATTTCTGGCTTCTGTTATCATAACAGTTTCCTCCTTGACATTTTCCGATTATATGCTATAATGGAAATACAAACAATTTTTCTATTTTTCCGCTCCCTCAGGTGTTTTGGCCGCCTGTGGGAGATTTTTTTCTTTATACAGTTTTTCTATCGCCTTGGGTATGCTGATCCGATAGTTGATGATGTCATAAATCTGCTCATACTGCCAGCCTACTACCAGATCTTTAAGTGATGCACCATTAGGACTGGGATAATCGGGCAGATGCGTCTTGTAGCAGCTGTAATAAACCTTTTGGAGATATTTCCACAGCTCCCGCTCCCACTTTATCCTTGCGGCATCTCCCATGGGACGATAGATCTTATTTGCATATATGTAGTATTCGTACAGCGCACCAAGCACCGTATTTCCGACATTAAGCTGATATCCGAATGTAGCCTTGCCGTCAGTAAATATTCTGAGGTGTCTGTCGTTTTTATCCACGCCCGATCTCCCGAACCATAGTGAACAGCGCCGCTATTGATAGCGCAAGGACGATAACCAGTGAGCGTCCTGTTATAGCGCCGTTTATGACAATATCTGCCACTGTTGCAGCTGACTGCAAAACAGCCATTGCAATACATATCGCCTTTTCATACAGCGCTTTGCTTGATGATCTGCGCCTCTTTTTCAACTTCTTAAAGTCTCCTCGGGATCGTTTAAGGGTATGCCTGTCCAGCGTGCCGATGTCCTGCTCCAGGTATGCTGTTATGACCGTTTCTGCGTCCTCCGCACCATAGCAGACCGCAACGCAGTGGCCGTAACGCTCCAGCATTTCAAGCCATACCGCCTGATTATCCGTCAGCCTGCCGCCAACCTTTTTAAGCTCTATATACAGTCCTATGTACTCGCCGCTCGGTACCGGAAGGCATATATCGGGAACGCCTGAGCGAAGCCCCATCTGCCTGAGCTTGCCGCCTGTAACAGCTGAACGCTTGCCCTCATTGGGTACATGATAAATCGCTTCCAGCTCAGGGTACTTGCTTTGTGCCCATGTACACCACTGCATGAGATGTATCTGCTCAGCTTCCTCGCTTACCGATGCGGAGACTATCTTTTTATACTCGTCCGTTGTCATTGACCCTCTCCCCTTTTTCATCGTACCCTTCTGCTTCCAGTAAGGGCTTGAAATGATTTATTATCTTTGTCTCGAACAGACCTGCCAAAAAGACTACTGCCGCTCGGGGATTATCCGTCTGCAATAAGATTTCTCCGTCACGTGTGACCATAAAAAGCCTGTTTGCAGGATTGATAAATACGATATTGCCAAACTTCTGAGGCTGTATCATATGATCCGCTCCCCAAGATACTTATGCAGCTTTTCGGGACTTTCGGTGATAAACGGAAGCGGTGCATAGTCATCGGGAGACATAGTGTCATCAGCAAGCACAATACCATTGAAAGTGTATTTTCTGTAACTGCGCCAGTCTTCAGGAGTAACCACGATTATAACCTCGTGAGATTTGACATACACTGCTATTCCCGTTACGGTATAGCTATTGCAATATTGGGGATATTCTGCCTTTATTTGTGCCCGCAAAAAATCACGCATGGCACTTGCAGACTCTTCTGTTGGCATAATTATAAGTGCCTGCTTGCACAGTGTGATGTTCAGCAGTGCTTTAAGCTCACGCTTTGTCAGCATTTTTCTTACCTCTTTTCTTTTTCTTCGCCATATGTGCCTCCTACGTCAACAGGCTTTCCAAAGCTGACGCATTGGGTTTCAATAACAGCCCGTGCCACAAGATTGTCCACTGCCTTTTTGTCCTTATCGGAAAGCATTCTATAGACGCTTTCATAAAGCACATGATACGCAGCTGCATACAGCGGAGCTGTTTCCGATGTGATCGGGTTCTGCGAGGCAGTATTCTGTGCGACGGTCTGGATAAATGTCTCTATAGCCTGTGATACCTCATTATCTGTGGAGGCGTTTGCTACGCTGATATAGAAGTCACTGAGAGCACTCATGTCATCACCCCCTGCAAACGTCAGTGATGGCAACTTCCACCAGTTCGCTTGCATCATTCTCGGAAAATATCCTGCCCTTTGCCTTTGCCACTGCGGACTCTTCCGATGCGGCGGATACCTTGTATATGCTGTTCTCCTGTCCGCTGGTCAACTTCATATGAACGAATACTATGTATGTTTTCATGGTCTGATCTCCTTTTTATGTTTATTTTTGACTGCATAACAGATTTTGGGGAATGTTATCCCTATACACATACCTGATAATGTCCTGTCGGGTAAATCGGTACATTTTTCCTACCATAAAATGCGGAATGTCACCGCTTTTGCAAAGGTTACGCACCTGCGCCGGGGAGATCTTGAAAAGAAACGCCACATAATTGACATCGACTATATCAGGACAATGCTCAAGGCTCACATCTGTTGGTTTCCTTCTTGCTGACATATTTTCATCTCCTTTCAATCTGTTAATGCCAGTTTGTAAGCTTCTCTTGAATAAGAGCACGCAATGTGTTATAATTGTATCAATCCATACAGATAGGATGTGTATAGATTGGAAGAGCAATTTTATTCTCTTTGCAAGCAGCTGAGTGTTTATGCCCGCAAGTCCATGGACTGTATTGACGAATCCGACAAGATACTTATGTCAAACAATCCGGATAGAATTTCAGTTGCAGTGTACCTTAATCAGGCGCTTTCTTTGATAAACTCTGCACAAGTTATCTACTTTACCCAAATAGAAGAACTTGAACATAATGATATCAAAGACTTTTTTGACAGCTTCGATAGTTTTGTTCGTCTTACGTTATCTTCTACAACAGAACATTACATCGAACATATCCACTTTGAACTTGATGCTCTTAGAGATGAATTTCATCGCTGTGTTTTATCCCAGTGTTCCCAATAAGAGCCTTTACCAGAGCCGACTTTAATGTCGGCTTTTTCTAATGCCGCCATAATTCTTTCAATATCATGTTCGACATTGCGAAGCCTTTTGCCGATTTCACATAACTCGCCGAATATCCAGCAAGCTTTTCCGCCGAGTTCCTCTATTCTTTCAATAGCTCTGTACAGCCTTAAGAGTCTCTTCATTTCCGCTCCCCTCCTTTCTGCTGACCGAAAAATATTTCCTGAACAGTCTTTCCAAAAAAATTGGCAATCCTGATCTTGGTTTCATCTCTCGGGATACGTTCCCCACGTTCATACATTGACCAAGATGATTTGGTTATTCCTATCTGCTTGGCTATTTCACCCTGAGATTTTTCCCCTCTGAGTTTTTTTAACTGCTCATTGTATGCCATTGATTCCACCTCCTTTCAATCAAGATTTTTGCAAAGTATCTAAACAAGATACTTATAAATCAAAAAAAATCTTACATACTTCCGTATCGGAAAGTTTGTACCTGACACGGATGGCTTTCATCTCAGGCTGATTAAACACAGCACCATTGCGCTCATTTATCTTTGCACTAAGCCTTGTGCGGGAAAGACCAAGAGCATTCGCGAGATCAATCTGCCTGTCACCGTTGCGAGCCATTGCCGCCATAAGTTCGTTTTTGTTCATTATATATCACCTCTGTATCTTTTTTCGATACATTTACTATATCACACATTTTTGGGCTTGTCAAGTACTTTTGTATCTTTTTTTAGATTTTTCAGAAAGATACTTGACTTTAGGTTAAATATGTGCTACATTTAAGATACTAAATATAGGAGGAGCGCCTTATGGACGTTGGTAAATATATAAAATCACTTAGAACCGAAAGCGGTATGACACAGGAGCAGCTTGGAGAGCTTGTCGGAGTAAAAAAGGCAGCTGTTCAAAAGTGGGAAAGCGGTATGACGCAGAACCTTAAACGGACAACTATACAGAAGCTGGCTGATATTTTTAACGTAAATCCCGCTGCATTTGTGGGCAATGAGGTTGAACCGTCAATTTATGATAAATATGACAATATCCAGCCAATCAGATCAACAAAGAAATACCCGCTTCTCGGAGATATTGCCTGCGGTCAGCCTCTGTATTGTGAGGAAAGCGGATTTGTTGAGTGCTCCGACGACATAGATGCTGATTTCTGCCTTATCTGCAAAGGCGACAGTATGATAAATGCTCGTATATATGATGGCGATATTGTGTTTATAAAATCAATGCCAACTGTTGAAAACGGACAAATTGCCGCTGTCTCAATAGACAATGAAGCGACGTTGAAAAGAGTTTACTATTACCCAGACAAAAACAAACTTGTACTTACCCCTGAAAACCCTGAATATGAGCCACTTGTTTATGTGAACGAAGAGCTTAATGATATTCGCATTCTCGGCAAGGCTGTTAAATTTTTAAGTAGCATAAGATAAATAATCATAACTTTGTGTTATATATAATTGACATTGTTTTCGCATTGATGTATAATATAGACAAAATAATATATAGGACGTGATACTAATGTCAAGCAACAGCTGCTCAATTCGTTACAAAGGCGCAAAAGTATTTACTGCCGAAGACAATTATACTGTATTCGACCTTGAAACAACAGGATTCAACCCTGCACGTTGTAAAATTATTGAAATATCAGCTTTAAAAGTGAGGAATAATGCTGTAACAGATGTGTATTCAACTTTGGTAAATCCTGAAATGCACATTCCGAGTGAAGCTACAAAGACTAATCATATTACAGATGAAATGGTAAAAAACGCACCGACCATCAAAGAAGTGTTTGATAAATTCCTCGACTTTATCGGAAATGATATTTTAATCGGGCACAATATAGATTCATTCGATTATAATATCATCTACGATCTTCATATGGAATTGAAAGGCACTCCTTTTACCAATACATATATTGATACTTTTCATCTTTCCAAAAGATGTCTCCCTGAACTGGAGAACCATCGTCTTGGGACTATGGCAGATTATTTGGGGATAAACGTTGTTGAAGCTCACAGAGCTGAAAATGACTGCTACACTACCAACAGTTTATATCAGGCTTTGAAGCCATTGATTGACCTGAATAGTTCACGTACCGTTTTAATAAAGTCTGATAAATCTCAGAACCAATATGCAGAAGTAAAAAGTACCCCATTAGCGCAAAATCCGTTTTATGGGAAAACCTGTATAGTGTATGGAGCTTTCAAAAAAATAGATACAGATAAAATCAAGAGCTTTCTTAATGCTTTAGGCGCAGAGTATATTGACTATTTTTGTTATTCTGCCGACTATCTGATACTTGGAACAGATATGCACAAAAAATATGCAAATCGCATAGCTGATGATTTGATAGACAGCATTGCAATCCGAACCAATGTGCGTGTTCTGTCCGAAAGTGATTTCATCACTTACTCCGAAGCACTTATTTCAATGAATTCAAACAGCTTAAATGTGTCTTTCTCGTATGATGTATCGGGTAAAACCGTTTGCCTTACAGGAAATTTTAAATGCGGAGAGCGTGCGGCTCTTGAAAACACCCTCATTGCAAATGGTGCCATAATCAAGGCAAATGTTATAAAAAAGTTGGATTATCTTATAATCGGCGCGCATGGAAGTGATGACTGGAAAGATGAAAAAGGCGCTAAACGAATAAAGGCAGAAGAATACAATAACAACGGCGGTAAAATAGCAATAATTGAAGAGAGTAACTTCATCACTGAAAAGGAGTAATATCATGGATCAGCTCACTTTTGATATGAATGACGGCGAAACATTGTCAGAAAATATAATTGACACACTTGACCATATTATTGAAGAAGTGTGTAAAAAACAAGATATCGACAAAAAATACATAAAAATTTACGGCTTGAACGAACATAAAAAGTCAAAAAAGCAAGTACAAGATAACAACAGTGATGAAACTGTAAAAAATGAATTAGAGAATGACTCTTCGCAAAATAAAAGCTACAGCGTTTGGATATTGGAGCCCTTGATGCTTGAAGCTGAATTCAAAGAAGTTAAAAGCGACAGATGTTTCAAGCTTACTCGCATAAACAATTCTAAATCAAGCCGAATAGAAGTTGAGTACCTTTATCAGCGCAAGGACTGCATAAAAAAACCTGAAGATGCAGTTGAAAGAATATACAATGTATCAACAAAAGATAAGAAAACGGGCGAAAAGTTTACCAGAAAGCTTTTATGCCATAAATTTGATGTAAACAGCACTACTCTTATTCCATATCTTACAGAGTTAATTGACTTTACATTAAAGAATTATCAACCTTCCGACAAATTTGGCTGCTGCAGCAAATATGTTGCCTGCTCCGATGCGCTGAAATGTCTGCATTCAAACAACTTTTATGCCCGCTGCTGCCAGTATCGCAAGAACCTTGAGGCTGGCAGGATCTTTTACGGGAAGAATAAGAATAATGGATAAAAAAATCCCCGAACCATACGGAACGGGGGAAAAGGAGAATGCAAATGCCAATCAATGAAAGCATATTTGAAAGTATAAAACATATTTCGGAAGACGGTTTAGAATACTGGTTTGCCCGTGAGCTTCAACTCGCTTTGGAATATTCCGAGTGGAGAAACTTTAATAAAGTAATCGAAAAGGCAAAGACTGCCTGCAAAAACGCCGCAAATGACGTAGAACTGCATTTTGTTGAGGTCAACAAAACATCGCCCATGCCCAATGGCGGAGAAAAAATAATGCTGGATTATCAGCTTACCCGATATGCTTGTTATCTTATTGTTCAGAACGGCGATCCCAACAAAGAAGTAATTGCCCTCGGTCAGACATACTTTGCTATAAAAACAAGACAGCAGGAGCTTTCGGAAAACTTCGAACAGCTTACCGAAAACCAAAAGCGCCTCGCTATCCGAGGCGAGATGATAGAGCATAACAAATCTCTTGCGGAAGCGGCGCAGAATGCGGGTGTGGAAACGCCAAAGGATTACGCTATATTCCAGAACAAGGGCTATCAGGGCTTATACGGTGGGCTTGGAATGAAAGAGATACACGCACGTAAAGGCTTAAAGAAAAACCAGAAGATACTGGACCATATGGGCAGTACAGAGCTTGCCGCAAATCTTTTCCGTGCAACGCAGACAGATGAAAAACTCAGACGTGAGAACATACAAGGCAAGTCAAATGCAAATAAAGTACATTATGAAGTCGGCGCTAAAGTCAGAGAGACCATTAAGGAGCTTGGCGGTACTATGCCGGAAGATTTGCCCACACCTGAAAAAGACATAAAGCAGGTTAAAAAAGAGCTTGCAAAGCTTCCAAAGAAATAAAAAATCTCCCGAACCATACGGAACGGGGAGAAACGGAATTGCAGTCAACTGCAAAAGGAGGGTTAAAAATGGCAAGATACTCCAAGCAGTCAAACGGATTATACCGTGCAAAAATCAGCCTTGGAGGCGGGAAATACAAGTATCTTTCGGCACATACGCCCAAAGAGCTTGATATCAAGATACGTGATGCAAAGATCAAGCTCGGCAAAGGAATAGACATTGGAGCCGAAAAGGACACTTTCCTATCATGGGCAGAGCGTTGGCTGTCACTTAAAAAGCTAAGTGTATCAGACGGCAGATATAAGTCGTACACCTACAGGGTAAATAAAATGTCCGAGCTTCACAATATCCCAATTTCAAAAATAACCGTAGCCGACATTCAGGAGATAATCAATGCCGCTGCGGAAAACGGAGCCGCAGAAAAGACCCTCAAAGAATATAAGTCCGTTTTCTCCCAGATCTGCGATTATGCAATAGTCAGCCGTGTAATGGATTTTAACCCCGCCAAGGGCATTATCATTCCCCAGTCCGAGCCAGCGGAAGAGCGCAGAGCTCTGACACGGACAGAACAGTCATGGATAACCGCTCCCACTGAACACCGTGCTCACGTTGGTGCAATGATAATGATGCTTGCAGGTCTCAGGCGTGGCGAGCTTCTGGCTCTGACGTGGAACGATATTGACATACCTAACCGCCGAATAACCGTAAACAAGGCAATGGTTATGGTGGACGGCAAGCCAGAGATCAAGCATCGCACCAAAACAAAGGCAGGAATGCGCACGGTCAATATTCCCAGACTGCTTGCTGATTTCCTCGAAGCCGAAAGGTCAAAATCAAAGTCTTTGCTTGTTGTTCCCGGGCTTGATGGCAATGTAATGTCCGGCGACTGCTGGCAGTCCCTCTGGGAAAGCTATTTGTGTGAGCTGAATTTCCGATTTGGAGATTTCAGCGGAATTATGGTTACGGACAAAGATGGTCACAGAGCACAATACCGTAAGCCTGCAAGCCGATTTGCACGTGAAAAGATACCTATGGTAATTTCCAAATTCACGGCCCATTGGCTGAGGCATACATTTATCACAAACCTGTATATGGCAGGCGTTGATGTTGTAACCGCCTCCAAGCAGGCAGGACACGCCGACATACAAACGACGATGGATATATACACACATCTTGATGACGAGTTTAAGGTAAATCAGATGTCCAAGCTGGACGATTTTCTATCAAAAATGGGCTAAAGTTGCAAAATGGTTGCAGTCGATTTTCAATATTTGGTTTATTTGCGTCGATATCAGGCCGTTATTTACTTCGTTCGGGACGAAGAGGCCGTGGGTTCGAGTCCCGTCACCTCGACCAATAAAAGAGGCTGTTGCAGCAAACGCTGCGGCAGCCTCTTTTATATTTATGAGCTGTTTTATCGTTGA